AGTAAGACAAATAATAGACACAACATATAATCAGCTTAAAAACTCAGCTCGTATAAGAGCGTTTGAAAAAGCAGAGATAACGTATTATCAATGGAGCGCAGTAGGAGATAGGCTTACATGCCCCTACTGCAACGCAATGGACGGTAGAATCTTTCAAACAGATGATGCAGTACGCACGATAGATCTCATTGATGCAGACCCACAAAGCTTGCCATCTGTAAGACCATTCACAACAAGCATGCCATTACCTATGTTGCGCTCTATGTCATCAGAGAGCATGCCAACGAAGTTTCCGCCAGCTCATCCAAGTTGCCGCTGTACTGTTGAAGCACTGACAGAAATAGAAAGAATACCCATTACTGTTGAAAGAGCAATAAGACCTGCAAATTTGCAGCAAGAAGCAATGCAAACGCAACTTGAAAATGAATACAGAGCCCTTAAACCTGAAGAGGTTGCGAATAGGATAAGAGCCCACCTCGGGAGCGACTGGAGAAGAGAAGCCAATGGCAACTATGATATAGAAGCAAAAAGGCTCGCAGAACAGTTTGAAAAACACGGCAAAGAGGTAGGAGCTGACAACGTAGAGGAATATGAAAAACTGTCTCATGAAGTTATCAAAAATCCAGACAAGGTATACATACAGAGAGTACAAGGAGCCACTGGTTTTGAAACGCATTATATCTTTATCAAAGGAGACAAGGCGGTGATATCTTCAGATGATCATTTGGGTATAAAAGCTTTTCATAAACTCAAAGATGATATAGAGAATGATAAAAATCTAAACAAAGCACTAATACGGGTGCTTTGAAACCTTTGCTGGTTTTATGAGCTTTTTATAAACACAATAAATACATGCAAGTTGTAGAAACAGACACTGTCAAAAGTGTCCTGCAAAATATCAAAGTGATACTTACTACACAAAAAGGGAGTGATGTACATAGACCAGATTTTGGTTCTGATATATGGCAGTTCATAGACCAGCCACTGACAGCCATCACAATTGGCAAAATCAACGCTGAAATAACAGATGCAATAGAAAGATTTGAGCCAAGAGTAAAAGTAAAAAATGTATCTTTGACAAAGACATTCGCAGGAATACAAGTCTCAATAGAAGTGCAATTGCTTGACACTGGAGACATCATCACGGTACCGCTATGGCTGACGTAAGCTTTGCCAATACAGACCCGACTTACTATCAAGAGCTTTTGATAGATGCTTATCAAAATATTACAAATAGAACGTTATACCCTGGCGATCCAGACAGGCTTTTAGTAGACTTACAAACCTACGCAACAGCTCTTTTGGCAATTGCAATAAATGAAACAGGCAAACAAAACCTGTTGGCGTATGCAAGCGGGAGCAATTTGGATGCCTTGGCAGAGTTTTATGGCGTCACAAGACTTCCAGCCCAGCCAGCACAAACTACTTTGCAATTCTCTATTAGCCAGCCACTGGCTTTTAACGTTGTTATTCCAGCTGGAACGAGAGCAACCCCTGATGGAAAACTCTTTTTTGCAACTTTGCAGGAAGGGATAATACCAGCTGGAAGTACATCTGTAAGCGTTCCAGCGGCTTGTCAAACGCCAGGCTCTATAGGGAATGGATATGTAGCTGGACAGATAAATCAAATGGTAGATACAGTGCCATACGTAACAAGCGTACAAAATATTACAACAAGCATGTATGGAACAGACCCAGAGACAGATGATAGGTTCCGTCAAAGAATACGCTTAAGCATGGAAAGGTTTAGCACAGCTGGACCTATGAAAGCCTACCAGTATTGGACACTGACAGCCAATCAAAATATAGAAGATGTAGAAGTGTTTTCGCCAGCGCCAGGTCAGGTTACTGTTGTATTTACCACAACTGGCGGTGGAATTCCAGACCAAGACCTGATAAATACAGTTGCAAGTTTTCTATCGCAAGACCAAATCAGACCGCTCACAGATCAAGTTTCTGTGATAGCTCCCACGCCTGTTTATTACAACATAAATGTGACATATTACATAGCTCAGTCAGATGCAGCGAAGGTATCAATCATTCAAAACCAAGTCAATCAAGCAGTGCAAGATTTCATAAATTGGACTAAAAGCAAGATAGGAAGATATATCCTGCCAGAGCAATTGATAGCACGCATGCGAGATGCTGGAGCTTACATGATAGACCTTACAGCACCAACGCAACAAACCTTAACAATACAGCAAATCGCATATCCAAACAGCGTCAACGTTACTTACGGAGGGCTTGTAAATGATTAAGGAGCTAACACCCTCCAGCATTGCAGAACTTCAATATCTCGTTGATACGTTTGATGTCAGTTTTGAAAATATTCAAAATCAAATAATAAACGCTTTAATTTTGCCAAGAATAGACCAGATCACAGATGAAAACCTTTTAGATTTGTTGGCGTGGCAATTGCATATTGAAGGCTACGAGCTTGCTACTACAATAGAACAAAAACAAAGCATGATTAAAAATGCCTTTTTGCTCCACAAATATAAAGGCACACCATACGCAATCAAACAAGTGTTTCAAAGTCTTGGCATCACTGCAGAATTGCAGGAATGGTTCCAATATGGTGGCAATCCTTACATGTTTAAAATCTTGCTTGACACTGTGATATCTGATGAAGAAACGTATATCAAGCTCGTGAACCTCATAAACGAATATAAAAATATCCGCTCATGGCTTGATAGCATAGGAGTTCATAGAGAGTATCAAAACAACATATATGTTGGATTTGCGTTTGATGATGGGAAACACTACGGAATACAAACGCATTTGCCAGATGTAAATATAGAAGGTATAAGCACATATATCGGCTCTGCCAACATGATAAGTTCAAAAGAAAGGATAATCCCAAAACTGCCAGATGTAAATATAGCCAATGCAAACACATATATCGGCTCTGCTAATATGGTGAGCTCAAAAGAAAGAATAATACCACGCTTACCAAACATAAACATAGCCAATACAAACACATATGTTGGCACAGCTAATATGGTAAGCTCGCAATACAAAATAACAACACATCTTCCAAAGACCGTTGAAAATTTGCAGTTCTATATCGCAGGTGCTGTAATGACATCAAGCTATATGCAAATTTTTACACAAGGAGGTAATTAATGAATGGCTGATTTTAATGGTACAATCTTGACAACGCAAGGTTTGAACTTGCTTGCACAGGCTCAAGCTGGTGAAACTTTGCAGTTCACACAGGTAGTTTTAGGGTCTGGCACATGGTCAAGCACTATGAACCCAGCAAGCATGACATCGCTTGTATATCCAAGCCAAACGGTGCCAATACAAAGTGTGAGCGTGGTTGGTGATGGAACTGCAAGAATTAGATTTCTCATATCAAACAGCTCGCTATCTGTGGGATACTTGCTTTCTGAAATAGGTATCTATGCACAAACTCAAAGCTCACCAAACAGTTTATACGCAGTTACCTATGCTCAAAATCCCGATTTTCTACCAGCCAGCGGTGTGACAACGATAGAAGATGTGATTGATATCTACACTGTCGTATCAAATGCTCAAAGCGTGACGGCTGTAATCAACAACAGCGTCATGCTTGCAACAATGCAAGATCTATATACCGCAAGACCTGAGTTTTCAAGCTCAACACCAACGGATTTATACGCTGGCAAAATATGGGTAAGTGATACACAGCCTGCGCAGTTTTATGACGGTACTCAATGGCAACCGTTTAATGCTGGATTATTAAACGGGTATGGTGTTTCAGCAACACCTACTCCGAATATGTTGCTACCGCTTAATTCTAACGCACAGTTTCCAGCCAATGTTCTGCCGCCAGGAATAGGCAATGGATACGCAAACCCTATAAATTTAAGTTCAGCAACAGCTGATTACATGCTACAGCCAGGGCAAGTAGCGTATATAAGCTTTACAAGTGCTACAACAGTTCCGTTAAACATAGCAACAACGAACGGCACTCATTATGAGATGGTGGTAGCTTCCTCAAATAATTCTGGGACAAACAGCACAACAGGTGGGGTGGTTATGTTAATGCCGAACAATACTTCTTATTCAAGTGCTTTTAATTATGTAGAAAGTGTTAACTCATCTGCAAATAGTCTATACGGTAATTCCTTTACTTTTAGTGCATTTAGAATAGGTCATTCTATTCCCCTGATAAAAGCTAATATATGTAATTTTACTACAAATAAAAATATACTGATGCTGTATGATTTTACTGGTATACCAAACTCGCCCTTTATAAATATGGCTACTTGTTTTTGGAACGACACCACGACATCTTGGACATCTTTAGGCACAATTACTTTTCCGCAAGCATCATCGGGTTTTGTTTTAGTTAGGAGGTTAGCGTAATGAAAGTATGGGCTTATTTAAACAGTAATGGTGTTTTATGTTGTGCGTTAACTCCTTCTGCTGTGCCACAAGGGGTTAGTGCGACAGAGCTTGATGTTAGCTCGCCTGATGATGTCATCGTTGAAAACGGCACAATCAGAGCAAAAACACAAGCAGAGCTGTTAGCAGAAGCTAAACAAAAAGCTATAAAAGACCTATCACAACAAACCACTGCGTATATCCTGAAATATTACCCTGAAGCAAAACAACGTGCTGATGT